CCAAACGCGGTGAACCGCTTGGTGGTGCAGGTGTGGAATGGGGTGAGATTGAGGCAGACGATTTTGCTGCTGCTGATCTGCCCGGCGCCAAGGCTGCTGCCGAGATGGCCGAAGACGATATGTTCTAAGGCAAACTAAAAACCCCGGCTGCAGGGGAGAACTGCAGCCGGGGTTCAGGTCCGAGGGGAACCACTCGCCAACGCCAGAGGCTGACTTATGCGCGAGCAAGACAATTATACAGGAAGCCGCAGTCTTCCGAAAGAAGCCGATCCATACGCGGCTCTGCACGATTACCTTGGCTCCGTGATGCTCTATGCAGGCATTGCGCAGGACTACACACACAGCCGAGACATTGCAGGACTATCCCATGCCGTCCGTAACTTGCTGGCCTATGCAAAGGCTTCCAAGGGCGAACTAGCGGCAATCATTGAGCAGGCGATAGAAGACGCAGGCAAGCGTGCTGATGCCGCTGTGGAGGGGAAACCTGCCGCACAAAAGCAGGTGTCAAAACCTGTCGCCCAGACAGACGAATGGTGGAACGAATGAAGACGCTGGATGACCTGTTCAACGATGGACCGGATGATGGTTTGGCGGCTGATGACCTGACCAAGAAGGTGCAGGTGCTGACCGCCAAGAAGGGTGCAGACAAAGTCTGGTCAACCGAGGAAGACGGTTCGACTAAAGACCTAGAAACAGGTGCGCCGTGGGAAGACGGGCTGATCCGTGATGCTAAAGGCTATACGATCCTGAACCACTATAACGTGTGCCACGTGCTGCGCGACCATCCTGAGTGGCGCAACGTCATCGCGTTTAACGAGTTCAACGGACGCAAGATGGTGATGCAGCCGATACCCGGTAGCCGTGAGCCGCGCAAATACTTCAAGCCAAGGGAGCTGCAGGATAAGGACATTCTGGTGGCAACCGCATGGCTCAACCGTCATGCGCTGCTGCGGGTGAACAAGGGCATGGTGGCAGACGCTATCGACGAGGTGGTCCATGAGGCAGCTATCAACCCGGTCAAAGACTACCTGCTGACCTGCGCAGCCGAGTGGGACGGGAAGCACAGGATCGATACATGGCTGGAGACGTATCTGAACAGCCAACCAGAGACAGACGCACAAAAGCAATACACACGCGAAGTCGGGCTGCGGTGGCTCATTAGTGCCGTAGCAAGGGTGTTTCAGCCCGGTTGCAAGGCTGACGGTGCCCTAATCCTAGAAGGCATCCAAGGCGCCGGCAAAAGCACTGCTGCCAAGATACTGGCAGGCGCAGACTTCTTCGGCGACAACCTGCCTCCGATGACCAGCAAGGAAGCATCTGCCTACGTCCGTGGACGCTGGATTATCGAAATGGCCGAGCTGGCAAACGTCACCAAGGCTGAAGTGGAAGTAGTCAAAGCATTCATCAGCCGCACTGAGGAGCGATTCCGTCCACCATACGGACGCAATGAGGTCTGCTATCCGAGGCAGTGCGTGTTCATCGGCAGCACAAACCGCACAGACTATCTGCGCGACGATACAGGCAACCGCAGGTTCTGGCCTGTTCCGGTCGGCAAGGTGCGGCTGAAAGAGCTGGAAGCAGACCGCAATATGCTCTGGGGCGAAGCCGTTAAGCGGTACGAGGCAGGGGAGCAGTGGTGGCTGTCAGTTGCCGGCGAACGCATTGCGCAGGTGGAGCAGGCTGACAGGCTGATCGAAGACCCGTGGACCAGTGATGTTCTCGACAAGGTGGCAGGTAAGACCGAAGTATGCGTGACGCAGGTGCTATCCAATATGTCGGTCGACCTGTCGCGCCGGGATAGAATGATGTCGAACCGCGTGGTCAGCATCCTGATGCAGAACGGTTGGATGCGGCAGGGACGGTTTACGCATGATCCGCATAGGGGCCAGAACAGGTTTGTCAGGGCTGACCAGTTGGTCCTGAAGCAGCCTGAACAGGTGGCTGACAGTATGCCGTCAGCCACCAGTGATGATCTGTTCTAGGTTAGCCAACGCGCCAGATAGTCAGCGTAAATGCCGGAGAATCATGGTTCGTGTATGGGCCAGTTACCGTTCTGCGGGTGCGAAACTTCATGCCGTGTTTTGCACCATAGCTGCTGCAATAGGCTTGCCCAGCAAAGACCTGACGAGAGGTAAGGTTCTCGACATCAGCACGGTCATTCAGTTCAAGGAGGTGGCAGGGCCACTGCTGCTTTGGGTTGCGATAGGTATCAGGTGGGCTGTTTTTGGTGATGGTAAAGTTCATGGGTGCCTCCTTTGGTTGGCGTGTCTTTTATATAAATAACAGCTTTTATTGTGAATAGCTGTTAGATGTTTTGCACAATTAACGCATTAAGTAGCCGTTATATATGTCTATAGTGTATAGTGTACATAGTGAACTATATAGCTTATATATTTTATATCCTTATAAGTACCTGATATATATATGGTATCGGCTGCTATGTGTTTGGTATGGTATGAGCATGGTGGGTACACTGGTATGCTATAAGAGACATAGAAAGAGTTTGAAGAGGATCTTCACTGCTCACTTTAAACATTGCTATCTATAACTTGCTATCTGAGGGGTCAAAAGATGACGGTAAAGCAAAGCAATCGGGGTCGAACGCAGCGTGCTGATGCGGTGGTTAATCCGGTCAAAACGGAGTCTGAAGCAGCGTGGCGTGCTGCACTGCAATACGCTGACGAGGCTGCATTGAAGATCGAAGGGCAGTGGGGAATCGGAAGACTGGAAAAGCTGGTCGCACCTGAACTTGCTGCCAAGTTCGCACTGGCGCAGTGGCAACTCGATGAAGCTATCCATGCAGGTGACGCGCAGTTAGCCGCGCAGAAGTCGGCTGCCATTGCCAGAGGGTGGCACGCGTTGGACAAGGCTGCACGGGAGGCAGGGCATACACCAGAAGACATTGGGCAGGTGTGGTTCCATCGCAGCGATGACGGCAAAAAGGCTTATGCCTTTGCTGTCGATATTCACGCGGCTGACAGGCTGCGGAAGAAGTATCCAGATCACACAGTCTACAGCTTTGCCGAGGTGGCACGGATTATCGAAGCATCACAGGCTGGGCGGATGACCGATGCCGTGAAGAAGGCGTTTCCCGGCGCTACGGTGGCCACACAGCGCAGCCGTGAAGAACCAGTAGACGAGATACCGTTTTAGGATTGTGGCCGGCAGAAGCCGCTGATATAGTTTTGTCATATCGCGTGACAAAAGAGGGTGCCGTGTTCGAGGAGAAGAAGGCAAAGACCGGAAGACCGTCTAAAAAGACGCAGAAAACTGTCGAGGAATTCCTGATCCGCATAAGCATGGGCAGGTCTGTTGCCAATGTTTGCACGGACGAGGATATGCCGGATGTAAGGACAGTATTCAGGTGGATCGCGGAGGATGAGGCGTTCCGCCAGTCATACACGCGCGCCTGCGCGAACCGCAGCCTTGTTTACGCTGATACAATCGGTGACATTGCGAAAGGTGTTATGGCTGGCAAGATACCGCCTGACGCAGGTCGCGTGGCTATCGACAGTTACAAGTGGATCGCTGCTAGACTGACGCCAAAGGTATACGGTGAACGCCAGCAAATCGAGGCTTCCGTGACGCACACGCACACGCTGCATCTGGACGCACTGAAGCAGCTGGCGAATGAAGCAAAGCAATCACGTGCGAAGGTGATTGACGCTGAACCAGTGCCACAGTTGCCACAGGTGTGGCAGGTGGGACACACGGAAGCAGAGTCGCAGGATGCAGGATTTGCCGAGACCCCCCCGGCTCCCGGCGGCGGCGGGGGCGCGCTGGTGCGAGGGGCAACCTCTCCACACACGCCACACCTGCCACATGGCAGCAACGGCAACGCAGGGCCACACGCGGCGCAGGAGCCGCACCTGTTAGACCTGCAGCCTGTCAGCACTGACGCACCTGCCTTTGGCGCCACAGGCGGCGACAGCGGCGAGACCCCCCCTACCCCCGGCACCAAGGGAGACACGGATGCCACAGGATAAAAATGAATATAATGTTACATGGAAAGCAACAGATGACCTGTTGCCGTATGCACGCAACAGCCGGACGCACAGCGACAGTCAGGTGGCGCAGATAGCAGCGTCCATCCGTGAGTTTGGCTGGACCAATCCTATTCTGGTGGATCAGGAAGGCACGATCATTGCGGGGCATGGTCGTGTTATGGCGGCACGGAAGCTGGGTGAGACGCGTGTCCCTGTGATTACTTTGGGGCACCTGACTGACGCGCAGAAGCGTGCATATGTGATTGCCGATAATCAGCTGGCACTGAATGCTGGCTGGGATGCGGATATGTTGAAGGTTGAGATTGCTGATTTGACGGCAGCAGACTTTGACCTGTCGTTGCTTGGCTTCGATGACAAGATGCTGGCGTCATTGACGGCTGATGAGACGGAAGGGTTAACAGACGAGGACGATGTTCCAGATGTTCCTTTTAAACCTGTCTCTGTTCTTGGCGATATATTGGTGATGGGAAATCACCGCTTG